TCAGATCAGGCGCAGGCCCTTGAAGCTGGCGTGGCCATCCTTGCCGATGATGATATGGTCGTGGACGGCGATACCGAGCGGCTTTGCCGTATCGATGATGGTCTTGGTCATCTCGATATCCGCACGCGAAGGTGTCGGGTCGCCGCTCGGGTGATTATGAATCAAAATCAAGGCGGTAGCGGATAGTTCGAGAGCGCGGCGCACCACTTCGCGGGGATAGACCGGTGTATGGTCCACGGTCCCGTGCCCCTGCACTTCGTCGGCGATGAGGACATTGCGCTTATCGAGGAACAGGATGCGGAGGTGTTTCTCCGATCACAATTAACAAGCTATTTCAATTGATTGCCGGAGACGTCCCTCAAACGTCCCCGGCGCGTCCCTCACTCGTTGTTCTCGTTACGTTTGGCCAGACGCATTTCGGCAACGCGGCTGGTCTGGTTGATGGTGCCGCGATTGTAGCGGGCGCTGGTCTGGCGGTTTTTGTGTCCCGCCGATTTCATGACGTCGGTTTCCGAGGCGCCCAAATCGTACGCTTCGGTAATGGCGCCTGCACGTGCATCCATGTTCCAGACGTGCTTCGGCAGGCCCGCCTTATCGGCGACCTTGCGCCACCGCTCGGTAAATTTGCGGTTCTTGTAAGGAACGCCTGTCGCCTCTGAAATGATGATTGGGCCGATCCTTTTCGCGGCTGGCACCTTGTCGATTTCCTCCAGAACGGCGGGGTGCAGCTTCAAATCATGTTCGACGGCGAAGCCGGTCTTTGTGTGGACCTTGCGCAGTATTAGATCGTCGTCGATGTCAGACCACACCAAGCCATTGGCCCAGCGCTTGTCACGGTAGGTAATGCCGCCATCGTCTGTCTCGTCCCGTGGTTCCCATTCGCCCACCACGTCCTTTTGGCGGAGTGCGAGTTCAAACTGCATTACGGTGGCGAGGGCAACCGAAGGGAAGCCTTCGGAATGTGCGGCTGTTCGCAGAGCGTTGACGTGTTCGATGGTCATTACGGACGTGCGTGCTGGCGGCGCCTTGAACCGGATTTTGCTGAGGATGGTGTCGGCCCGGAAACAGTCTTCGTGCCCCAGAGTGACCCCATAGCCTATCAACTGGCGGACTGTATCCATGGCGTGTTTGGCTCGCCACGGCCGAGACTTTAGCTGACCGTCCTTGGGCTGCCCCCATGCCGCGTGCCACCGCTTGAAATCCGGGCCCAGCAGCTTACTGATGTGCCTTGCGCCTACGGTCGCCTCAATAATCTTGAGGGATTTGACCACGTTCTCGCGGCTGTTCCATTTCATCGAGTGCAGCGGCGAATCTTCGTTTGTCTGATAGGCGCGAGACAGGCTCTTGATCGTACCGTCGTAGCCCGGGGCCTTGTGTTCGCCGGTAGCCGACCACGCGAGCATTTCAGCTTGGAGAATGCGGCATCGCGCCGCCAGTTGCTGGCGACCTTCGGGTGTCTCCGGGTAGTGAAGTCGAACTGAAGACGGTCGATAGCCACGCTTTGCTATGTCAGCGCGGGCCTCCCAGTACTCCCGGTACGATCCGTCTTTGTTGCGTTTCCGCTTCAGACCAGGCGCGTCGATCATGACCAATTCTCCACGCCATCGATAGACGAGGGTAGGGTGCTTTGGGTTAATCCATGCCGACGATCGAGAAACGCGCGCACAGCGGGCCAGTAGCGGCAGCCGGTGAGGGGGTCAATCCTCGGCAAACCTTCGCGCTCCCAAACCAATGCAAGGGCATCCCATTGCGTTTTTGCCTTCGGGCCAAGGATGCGCGCGGCGATCGACGCTTCGGAAAGATATAGCGGACTGTTGTCGTTGGCGGCGCGCATGCCTCCTCCTCTATTGTTCGTGACGTAACTTTCAGAACAAGCCTGCAAAAAGTCCAATTCGCTTGGTAAAAATGTTTGGCCCCGCTCAACCAAGAGGGAGCGGGGCCGCGACGGTTCGTTGCTGGTGAGGCATAGGTGGTGACTACGCCGTCGCTATTTCTGTCGGGATAAGGGGCCCGCGCAGCCACAAGGGCGCGCTGGGCAAGGTGGCCAGCCTGGGAATGCGGAGGCTGGCGGGAAAGGTCAGTTCACTAGCTTTGGATCCATCCCAAGAGCGGCGCGGTAATCCTCGACGTCTTCCCTTGATATGGTCGTGATTTCGACAATGCGAAGATTGCTCAATTCGCTCAGCGTGCAAAGAAAAGGATGAGGGAGGCCATCATAGTACATCGCATCGACCACGCCACCGGGGCGAAAACCTAATATTGTCAGGTACCAAACGTATCCGTCGGATTTCTGAAACTTGAGCATGTCACCCACCGAAAATTTCGGGGGGTTCTCCTGCTCGAAAACATCATGGAAGGTCGGTCTTCTTCTGCCGACGAGTGCGCGCGGCAAAGCTTCTCTGCTGTTGCTCCGCGCCGGTTCGTGTCTTCTGCTTGCATGCGTCATTTCGGCGGCTCCTCGGTTGCCATTCTGTAGCGTTTTCGCTACTGTGTAACTAATATATCTGAAAAATCGCTACGTCAATGCGAAATCGCTACAGGATTGCAAAAATGTTGCCGGTACAGTGCCGCATGGCTCGAATTGCCCTCGAATGGGGTGTGCGCGAACTGGCAGATGCGGCGGACGTTTCCACAAACACGGTTACACGCTTCGAGAAGGGCGATGAGCTCAAGCAACGTACGGTCGATGCCATGAGGACCGCTATGGAGGCGAAGGGAGTCGTATTCGTTGAGGCCGGTGATACGGCTGATGGTTACGGCGTCACCATTAAGGCTTGACCGTAATAGCAACCGCAGAATAGCTTCTAATTGCGGCCACCACCCGCAGGTCACCCACCTGCCACCACCGAACGGGAAATTGTTCAACGCGCCAAGTGCGCAATGTTTGGTGATGCCTATGTCTGAACTTCCACGCCTCATTGGTCGCAAAGAAGCGGCCGCTTATCTCGACATTGCAGAGTCCACTTTTTCAATGTGGGTTGCCACCCACAAGATGCCGCCCGCTATCCCTGGGACGAGAAAATGGGATAGGCGAGCGATCGACGCGAAACTCGACGAAATCAGCGGCTTGGATACCGACGATAACGCCGAGGATGAGTTCGAGAAGTGGATGAGGGAAAATCCTAGCTAAGCGCACGCGCAAGGCAGCGAAATACTCGACTTACCTTGACTTTTTACAACCTCAAATCATCATGTCCGCAACTTACGGGAAATTCGGGGCAGGTCATGGCTAAACTTTTATATACACTTGGGTTACTGCAGATTGTTGGCGGCGTTTTGATAGCGATGGCTGCCAAGTCCGCTATTCATGAAATCCTCGGCGCCATTGCATTTGGAATGGGTGTTCTGGCCCTAGGTATAGGCGCCGTGATTTCAAGCATTGCAGACGTCGGCTTGACTTCGGAGAAGCAGGTTGGCCTTCTCGCCGACATTAAAGACGGTAGGCGGGTATAGATATTTCCGGTTCACCAGCGGTCCATTTCGTGATGGTTAGCCGTCTAAAGGTCAGTCTGTGAGCCAAGCGCGGTTTCCTAACCCCAAGAACTAAGGCGAACGAGGCGCGGCTAGGTTGACCGCAACTATATTAATTAAGCGCCTTGAATCGGCGCTTAATTGGCTTATTTTTTCGACTTCTTATTTTTTTTAGGGATGTTCTCTTTGTGTATCGGCAGCGGCGGAAGATTTGTAACCGCTGCCCAATCCAGTGATGCGAACAGACTTCTGAAGTACGGATAGCAAGTGAAGGGGGCGACCCTAGTCAAGAACGCTCTAATAGCGTCTTCGTCGCATCCTGCGAGCCCCGAGTACGTCACGACGTACTTGGACTTGCAAGTCAGCACCTTCTTTCTCCCTAGACGAGCATCAACCTCGAGCATAAGGAACCCAAGTGCGACACCTTGCTCGGGAGCGACTTCCACACCTTCATCGTGGATAAAATAGGAAAGCTTCCGGTCTTCACCATCGCCGAAGAACTCGGGTTTAACGTCAAAGTTGGTAGAGATAAGCTGCACTGAAGCAAGCTGCGCTCGTTCAACCACTTCGTTGTACGATTCCACAGAGGGAGCCGATTTATCTTGGACCGGTTTATCAGAAGTCATGGTTATGCTGCGGACTCATAAACGGAGATATCGTGCTGGTTTTCGTTTGCGTGAACCTGCACTTGTCCCCATGCTGCCATGACCATCTTTCCATGGTAAGCTGCCATCAAGACAAGCGAAGAGCTCTTCACGTCAGCGTTACGATTCACGCGCTTTTTCGCAATCTGCTCATATCTCGCCTCCAAACCAAGAACCTTGAGGGCCCTAGATGCAAGCTTAAGGGTGGGGTTAGCCTCGGACGAGAGAAGCTGACTCACTCGGGATTTGGAAACCCCAAGCATCTTCGCGAAGTCAGTTTGAGAAAGGTCACGGCTTTCCAGTTCGTCCAAAATGGCGAACTGAAAGTCCATCAGGCCGTTTTCTTCTACTTCGATAAAGTCGAGTTCGTTGATAGGGGAATCATTCATCAATCGATCTCCTTAGCCCTCTCTGCGGCGCGCTTTATTGTGGCCGCATCAGCTTTGTTTTGTTGTTTTTTTGGGTCGCAGGCGGTGCCTACGAAAGCTTTCACTTTGTTAATCTCGCGGATCACTCCGTAGATCCTGAACTGGTAAGATTTGAACTCGTAGACATTGACTTCGTTCCCGCCGGACGTCTTCACACGCCCCAGAGACTTGAACATTTCATTTCCAAGCCGCTGACCGTTCGCAAAACGCTCAAAGTATCTAGGCAGCTGCGCTGCGGACTTTCTGCTATTTGCGTCCGTACCCTTCAGAAGGCTATTCCACTCATCCAAAGCTTCACCCATTAGCCAAACGCACGCCGATTCTCCGCTTGCAACGCACTTAATGTCGTCTCCCTCGACGATGATTGTCTCGGGACATTCTGCGATGGCTGGAACATTCTTAGGCCGCTTCTCAGTCATATTCCACTACAAAAGTTAAGTTATGCCTAAACACGAATCAAGGGGATGAGCAAGTACTCAATCATAAATCGTAAACACGATAGATAATCAATCAAAATGGAAGTGTCGCGTTAGCAACGCATAACCATTGCGGTTCCTGATTTTTAGACAGCACACCGTAGACCTCGCTCGACTCTAGATTGCTGCCGTGCATAATCTCTCTCGGGGATTTTTCGGGGGTATCATGAACACCAAATTCGCTTCAGCGCTCATCGCTTGCGCCATTCTTTCGGCGTGCCAGTACAAGGCCGAGCCACTGACCGTCGCGACCTACAATGTCTACTCTTCCTACGACGGCAAGCTACCCGGCAAGTATCTGCTATTCGTCGACGGCTCCAGGCTCGACAAGCCGATCAAACCGTCCGACATGAACTGCGCGGCACATACATTCCCGCTTAGTCTGTCGACCAGCTTCGCGGGATCAGTGCGTCAGACGTTCGCCAATTTGGTCACCGAACTTGAGCCTGTGCCGGCGCCCGTAGGCCGCGACGAGCTCAAAGTTCGCGGTGCGCGCGGTATGATTATTGTCCGAGGTGAGGACGTAAATGCTCGCCTTCGCGTTGTGCCTGGTTTCTGGGTCGCAGGAATGGAAACAGAAGTGGAGATCACGTCGTCAATAACTGTTGATGGGCATTCCGGCCGCTTGCTCGGCACAACTGTCTCCGGTGATGGCAATGGGCAAGGGGATGCAGGTTTCGCATGCGAGGGCGGCGCAAAATCGCTCACGCAATCTGCAGAGCAAGCGATGAAGGAAGCGCTGGGCCGGCTCGGTGAAGCGCTGACGAATTCTGACCGCGTTAGGTCTGGAAAGTGATGGGGATTTCATGAAGCACTTAATCGTCGCGTTATCGGCCGCATGCCTTACTGCCTGCCAACAAGGCCCGATCGTAAAGTCAGAGCCGTTCGACTGGAAAAAAGCAGTCAACAGGAACGCCGAGCGCTCTTGCCGTGACAAGAAGGGCACCGAGCTGTATGCGAAGTGCTTTGATCGTGAAGTTGCAAAGGGCACGCGTGAATCGAAGATGATCGCCGCACATTTCGGGGTGAAGATTCAATGACTACCTGGCCTCAATCGCCTGAAACGTGACCGTGCCGCGGCCCGTGGCCATGTCGGCAGTGGTCGAGGTTAAGTGACCGCAAAGGAACAAAGCTCGCAACCGCGCATTTCCCCAGGAGCAATCAACCACCGGAGGAAACCCATGAAATCGCTTGCGGATATTTTCGAACACACGCTTCAGGACGTCTACTACGCAGAGAACGCCATTACGAAGGCGCTGCCCAAGGTAGCGAAGGCAGCCCAAAGTGCAGAACTGAAAAAGGCCGCCGAGGATCATCTTGCGGAGACAAAAGATCAGATCAAGAAGCTTGATCAGGTCTTTAAATCCATTGGCAAGAAAGCCTCCGGTGAAAAGTGTGACGCGATTGAAGGCTTGATCAAGGAAGCCGACAGTCTCATGAAAGAGGCCGAAGGTACCGCGCTAGACGCTGGCCTTCTGGCCGCCTGCCAAGCTGTCGAGCACTATGAAATCGCCCGATATGGTTCGCTGCGCGAATGGGCTAAGGATCTCGGCCACGATGAAGCGCACAAGATTCTCAGCGAAATCCTTGACCAGGAAAAGGCTACGAACAACAAGCTCACCAACCTTGCTGTGACGTCAATCAACAAGACGTCGGCTGCCAAGAAAGCTGCCTAAAGCAGGTTGCCAAGGCCTCCCCAATCGGGAGGCCTTTCTTATAAGCTCTGCCTGCTTTTCACGGATTCAGCAGAGGTCCAGGAATTTCGCTAAAAGTGTTTTGACGCGGGCCCGGCCCATTTCGCTGATTTCGTTCAGAGATCTCTCGCTGAGGTCTTGGCCGCGCAATTGGATCACAATCTCGGCGGTTTCATAGACATCAGCGTTCTCATCCAAAGCTCTCGCATCGAAAGTCAGGTGATACCAGTTATCATCGACCTGCTCTATCGACTCAAACTTCACTCCGCTTTCGTCAACTGTGTGTTGTTCGTCCACCATCGTCTCCATCGGTAAGAATCACGTCTCATTAAAGTTGTTCGTGTCCGTCACCGCAACTTAATGTTTTTGTCTGGCGCCTCGCGAACGGTGCTCAAGATGGTTGCCTTCAGGTCGCGCTGTGTTCGCTGAAGGCTTGCATCGATCCTTGCAACTGCCGCCGAATCGGCGCCGCGGGCATCGATCACTGGCGCGAAATTGATGACTGGCGATTGGCTAGCACTGCTCAGCGATTTCAAACTCGGCACACTCGGGACCGAGATCCCGACCGGGCCGCCGTTTGCGTAGCCTTTTAGATTGCGCCGCATGGCTTCCATGGCGGCAGGGCCACCGGCCTTACGCACGGTGTCCGCGTCCATGACGTACTCGCCCTTATGCACCACACCGGCCGGCTGATATTTACCGCCATCGCCGGTATAGCCGCCTTCAGAATAAAGGCCGCCAGGAGCCGAGGGAAAGCTGCTCTTGCCACCGCCACCAAACAGACTGAATAGGCCGCTCAAGAACCCACCGCCACCGCCACCGGCGTTGTTGATCTTGAAGATGTTGTTGAGAACATCATCGAGAAGGGCGTTGCCGATCTTCTTGAGGCTGTCGGCGAGAATGTCTGCCGCGCTGGCGCCCTCAATGAACCCGTCAATCATGCCTCGCGTAACATCCTTGGCGGTTTCCATAGCCTCCTCAGCGCGCTGGCGGATCTCATCCTGCTTTTCGGAAAGCCGCTCGGATTCGACAACTGCGTTTGCATAGCCTGCCGCTAGATCCTCGATGCTGGCCGTCAGTTCAGGCGTGATTTTTACGCCCGCCTCTTGCGCCGCGGTCAGGAGTTCCTGCTTGGCACGGGCGAACTCGATGGAATGCCCGTAGTCGTTCAGGAGAGGATTGAGGCCGGCCTGCGCAGCCGTCTCAGCATTTAGCGCCGCGGTGCGCTTCGTGATCTGCTCGACTTCGCGCGCATATTCGTCGGCTCGCTTCCTGCTGGATTTGCCGTCTTTGTCGGTTGTGACCTGATATTTCTTGTCGGTGATGTCGACGGGCGTGAATTTCTTGCCGTTGACGGTTTGGGTCTCTCCGTTCCCCCCCACAATCGAGGGCGCACTGGTGGGATATTTCAGCGGCTTGTCATTCAGCACGTCTTGAATGATGCTGGACGCGGTTCTGGTCTGCGCTTCTTGTAGGGCCTTGATCTGCCCCTCAAGCTGCCTGATTTCAGCTTGGCCGAGAACGTTGGCCGGATTGGCCTTGATCTCAGCAATCTGCTTTTCGAGGTCTAGCCGCTTCTGGGTGTTGTCGACGAGCTTGTCGCTTCCCTTGATAGTGGATTCGACAGTCAAAGCTCCGCCGAACGCTGACAACTTGCCGTCACCATCGCTGTCGAGCGCACCGATGATGCCCTGGCCGACGTTCGCAAGACCGCTAAGGTTGCCGATCTGCACGCCAAGGTTCTGCGCGGCATCAGCACCCGTATTCAGCTTATCAATGATGTACTGAATATCAGACGCCAGGCCATCCATGTCGACGCTGTTGACGAAGTTCGCCATGTTGTCGATCGCGCCGCCGAACGTGTTCGCAGCCTGCGTGGATTCGTTGAACCTGCGGACAGAGTTCGTCAGGGCGGTGCGAAGGTTCTCAAGTCTCTGGTCGACCGTCAGCACCGCGCCAGCAACCTTCTGCTCAAGCACGGGTGCGCCAGCATTAATGCCGTCGAAGAATGCCTTTGAGGAAAGCTTGCCTTCCAGCATGATCGCCCGGAGCTTCGCGACCGATCCTTCGGCCTGCTTAATGCCGGCGGCGGCGGCCTGCAGAATGGTTGGCGCGCCTTCAAGGATCGAATTGAATTCCTCAGCGCGAACTACGCCGGCGCCTAGGGCCTGCGAAAGCTGCAACAGGGCGCCCAACGCTTCCTGACTGGACTGGCCAGACGCGCGCAGTGCTAGGGCTACGTTGCTGGAAAGGCTGATGATATCGTCCGACGATACTCCTAGCTCTTTTTGAACCAGCGAGACGCGGCCGTAGAGCTGCACCAACGTTTCTAGCGGCGCAGCGTTCTTCTGGGCAGCTGTAAACAGCTTCTGATACACGCTTTCCAGTTCTTCGCCAGCGAGGCCCGCAACTTTTAGGGAGTTGGTGATGCGCGTCCCGCTATCCGACAATTGCCGAAAGCCCTGGGCACCACCGATAAGGGCGAAGGCTTTCGCCGCACTGGCAGCGATCCCCGAATAGGTCGAATTCAGCCGGGCCTGCATCCTGGCAGATGTAGATTCGATGCGTTTGAAATTACGCTCCGCATTGCGCGTGGCACCAGCAATCTTCTTCTCGAAATCCGCAACGCGGGCCTCGAGCATGACGGCAAGTCGTTCATACTCAATTGCCATTCTTTGTGCTCCTTATCGCCTTCGACATCGCGCGCTTGATTTTCTGGCCAGCCTTTTTCTTTGCGGTGCGAAAGCCCGAGAAAAAGAATGGGTGCGCGGGTATGGCGGGTATCTCTGCGCCTTCGAACTGGCCGCCGGCGATATGCGCGCGCGTCCCAAATTCAACGAGGTGGGCGTACCTCACCTTGCTATTGCCGGCCGTGATCATGGCGGCGTTCTCTGGAACGACCATAGATCGTCCAGGCAGACTATAGGGCGGAGTTGACTGCCCGCCGCCGGTGACTTCGATGCTGTCCCGCAAATCGCCATCGTCTTTCGGGGCTAAAGCCCTGATCACTTCCGCCACATCATCGGCAGCGGAAGTGATTGACGGCTGCGTCTGCTCGCGCACGGCCTTGGGTATCTTTTCGAGACGGCGCTTTAGGCGGTCCCAGCCTTGGACTTTAGCCATCGACGGCGCCGGCGCTTTCGGCTGGCTTTCCTTCATCCGGATCGGCCACACCCTTGCCGTGGAATGCGGCATCCATCACCCGAACCACCAACGGGAAATTCTCTGCAGCGGGGCGGTTCTCGACGTAGGTCCGAACCAGGCGCAGCGCGTCCGTAGGGGCCATACCACCGCCAATCAGGGCGAGGCGCAGAATTTCGCGTGCGTCATTGAGATTGACGATGCCAGTGCGGACGGCGTGAAGCAGCGTCGCATACATCGAGCGATCGGTCGTTTTCTCCCATTCACTGGCCAAATCCCAGGTGAGTGCGAATTTGTACGTGCCGTCGGCAAAATCTGCTTCGACGATGGCAAAGGGTTGTGCTGTGGTCATGGAATTCTCCCTAGGAACAATTGAGCAGCCTTCAGCGTTCGTCAGCGACGAAACAGCAGGAGGGATGCAATGGAAGATCGGGTTGAGGTCGTGCCGCTGGCAGAGATTACTGCGCAGCTGGCCGCATTGGCAGAACAGGCTAGGGCGCTTTGCAAGGATCTGGAAACTGTCCCTGCCGAGGATGATGAAAGCCCAAGCGAAAACTAGGGGTCATATTTTCAATTGGAAAAATGCACGCAGATGACCCCGGCCGGCCCCCGAAAAAGGCGACATTTAGAGTTTCTATAGGCCCCGTATCAGGCGAAAAAACTCAATGATTTCTCGCGCGCGCGTTTGCGCGCGCATGAGGCAAAAAACTGTGTTTGCATTAAAAGAGCATTCCCGCGCCGGTCCGTGACCGGATGGCCGGAGACTTTTTGGGCACCCCTACCACCCGACCACACTTTCGATTCGATACTCAGGGCACCACTCGTGCTGGCCGTCCGCCTTCCGTAGGCGATAGGAGCGAAAGAGTGGGCCGTGGTCGCGACCCTCAGTGACTGACATCGCTACAATCGTCCCACCATCGCCGCGCCGGGTTTGTACTTCGTCGCCGAGACTGTATTTAAATTCCACGTTCATTTGATTTCCTTTAAATGCCGCGAGCCCGCATCTTCGCTTTGGCCCGTTCTGCTGGGGAATTGATCGCTGCCGAAGTGATGTCGCCGCCATACGCTGGCCACAGGACCAGACTCAGCTCGTGAAGATGAGCAGCGGTCACCGTCCTCATAGGAACGTCGGGACGGTCGTCCCAACGCTCCTCGAGCGCATTGAATCCCACGGATACCGACTTCACGAGCTGGCTGCGAACATCTGCCAGTGCCTGCTGTCCTGTTGGCGATGATGGGTCCGGGGTCAGGGAGTACCAAAGGCCGATCCGATCAGATCGCAGCAGGAGCGTGCCGTTGGTTGTGCTGGCGATCGGCCGTGATGAGTCGTGGGCCCAGAGAGCGGCGACGTCGGGATACTCACGCAGCGCTTCATCGAACGCGCCTCTGCCGAATTGCTCGTTGAACAAGCCGCCAATCAACGCCGGCCGGTTCCAGCTGATGGCGTATCCTGAGATACTATCGACGGCCAATCTTAGCCTCCAGTTCGCGTTGACGCTTCTCAAGCATGAGGCGCTTCGCAATCACACGCGGGCTTTCCGAACGTTCGACGAAGCCGGCATCACCGGGCAACTTGACGCGGCGGGTTGCGGGTTTGCCGTTGGTAGCTGCTTGTTCGTATTCGCGCCTCTCAGACATAGCCAAGCTCCTTCGCTTCGCGAATGAAGCGCTGTACATGGCCGTCGCGGTAATCGCCGAGGAAGGTCGGCGACATGGGTCCGAGGCGGGTCCACTTCAGGTCTTCCCGTTCCATATCCTCGCGGAAGTTTTCGTAGTTTTCCCGAGCCGAGTGCAGAGCCTGGAAGGCTTCGACCATCCTCTTGATGTGCTTTCCGTACTCGGTGCGACAGGCTTCAACGGCGGCTGTGTTGGCTTTGGGCTGTTGGTCAGCCATGCGCCGATCAATGATTGAAATTGCGGCATCGAGATCGGCCAGCAACTTTTTGACATCAACGGCTCGCGCGCGTTTCTGCTGGGTAAGATCTGATCCATCTCCTTCGCCAAGCAAGGCCGCAACGGATGCGGAGTAGGTAGCTGCTTTCTCAGCGCCCAGTTCTTTCTCAATCGCACGAAGCTCGACGCGCAGTGTGGACTGCTGCGAGATCAGTTCGGCGCGCTTTCTTTCAAGGTCGCCGTAGACCGCGTCGGCTTCAGCGAGTGAAGGCACGGTAAAGGTGTCGGACTTCTTCATTTGAATTTCCTTATGATTGAGGCAAGTGCGGCGCCGGGAATGCGCGTGGCTACACGGCCGCGCGGGACGTGGTTGGCGAGGGCGCCCGGCACCTGAAAGCGCTGCGTGACGCCGTCCGACCAAACGAACGCGACCTCTGGTTCGCCGTGGGAAATCTCGATGATGAGCTCATCGAGATCGTCGCCGTCAGCGGCCTGGTTGGCCAAGACTGCCAGAGCAACTTCAGCCGTTCGGGGAACGGTGAGGGGGGCGCCAGCGAGGTTGGCACCACCGGGCACGGCTGCGAGCGTTGCCTTCGTTGCAGCTGCGACATCATCGAGCTTCGCGCCGGTTGCGACGGCGACCATCAGCGCGATGATGTCGCCGCGCGTGAATTCAGGGCCGCGACCGGGACCGCCAGAGGGGAACATGCCAGCCTCGCGAAGACGTCGCACCACGTTGAGCGAGCGCGTGACGGGTACGCCAAGGTGCTGGCGAATTGAATTTGCAAGTTGACCGATCATGCGGCCAACCATTGACGAATTGTCATTGTGTTCTCCGGAAAAAAATTCAGGTGTAGGGGCAAAAAAAAGCCAAGCTCGCACACCCGCCGGAGCGGGGTGCGTTGGCCGGATCACTGACGGCGGGGACGGCGTCAGGATTTCAAAGTGCCGGTTCATCCGCGGTCACGATGATGGGAAACTGGGGTGAGCTACCGCGCGCGGCAACCCACCATCACGGCAGTGACGGCTGCCGGAAATGATAAAGGCCCGCATCGCTGCGAGCCTCTCTCTCTTATACCCTGTGGCGCAGGGAAATGGGGTACCCCTATGCGGCAAGACTGCCTTGAGCACGCCAATGGCGATCCACAATCCCGAACCCGTCGAAGATCCGAGCGCGCGCCTCTCCCTTGGCTCCTTTGCTGCCTGCGCCGAGCCGCTTGCCGACTTCATCGAGCGTCAGGCCGTCTACGACCGACCATTCGAAAGCTTCAAGGATGGCCGGGACATAAGCCAGCTTGGCGCGAAGGATCGCTAGTTCTCGCTTTGCATCGATCGCCGCCAGGATTGGCCAGTCACCGTTCCACCTCTTCGGTACCGGTGCAGCAAGCTTGCGAGTAGTCTCGCCGGCAGCTGTCTTCTTGGTTGGCGCGGTGTCGGCGTTCGCCTTCTTGCCCGTTACGACCTTCGTGCCTTTTGACCGGCCTTCCGCGTCTTGGTTCTCTACGAAGAAGAGGTTTTCGCATTCCTTGCCGATCAACTGCGTCGGCCGCGAAGCGGTGTCGTGCAGGTCTCGATAACGACCTGCGAGCGAAAGGAAGTAGTCTTTGCCTTCGGTTCGCAAAAGCTTCTGCAGCGGCCAATCCGCATTGTCATTGGCCGCTTGGCCGTCGTACCGTTGGGAGGAATACCAAGCGCGTCCATTAGTCAGCCACTGGTCAATCTCTTCTTTCGCGCTGCGCGCTGTGATGGGCGGAGGCGGATCACCTGGCAGCCTCACCTTGAAGCCTGGTGCATTCATGCGCGCGCGTGTTGGCGACCATTCGCCAGCATCGAGGTGGATTGCAATCGGCGTGTCGCGCCGGTCAAAAACCGGCATGTCGTTTCCCATTAGGCCGTCACCTTATGAAAGAGGGGTGTTCGTGGCTGCATACCGACGAGGGCGCCGGACACACATACTTTCCGAGAATGGGCCGAAAACGGGTAGTCGATTTGTGAAATATTTTTTGGCTGCGAGCGGCGCAGATAGCCATCAAGGGAAATTTTTCATTCTCACCGGAGTCTCGTTAACTATTATTAACGCAATCGGTTGACTTGAGTGGCTTTTGGCGTATAAGCGGGGATAACTAGCGTTATCCCGTTAACAAATAATTTACTTCTTGCAATGTCCGAGCGCATCGGGCAAATAAAAAGCACGTCGACGAATCGACGTGCTTTTGTGTGTTTGCCTCGGTTGACTGGCTTGCCGAGAAGCAATCCGCGCGCCCGAAACGGTAGTCTAGCAGCACCGTAAATAGCGCCCAAAGGCTGATTTGGCAAGGCCAGCGGGACTACAAGTTATGGTGACTAAAACTACTCCTAGAGGTCGAGACTCTGGCAACGGACAGTTCATTACGGTCGAAGAAGCGAAACGCCGACCATCGACCACTACTGTCGAACGGGTTCCCAAGCCTGGATACGGCGACACAAAAAAGAAATGAATGACTGTAACGGCGGCGGGAGCAATCCCGCCGTTTTTTTGTTTCGTGGAGAATGTAATGAGCGAAGAAAAGACGACCAAGGTTTTTGTAGGTGAATCCCTATCTACAACCCATCTGACGAAAAACCTTGCTGGCGGATGGGTCGAGAAAGGGTTATCGACCCAGCACCTAACGAGCCAGCTTAAAGTCCCCGTGCAGGCTCCCGCCCCAAGTTCGTCGCAGAGCAACGCACCAACTGGCCAGGGGAAAAAAGATTAAACTGGCGGAGTGGATATCGGTTTTTGCCAACATCGCAACTGTGATCGGTGTTGGCATCGTCCTCTATCAGATGAGGAAAGATGGCCGTAATTCGTCCGCAGCAGTAGTTCTATCTATATGCACTAACGTCCGGAACGAGCTAAGGGGAATTGGGTCTAAAAGCCACCAGGCTGCTGTGGGTGAAATATCCGAGTTTGAGGCTGCGTTTAGGGATCTTCTCAATGAGCTTGAGTTGGCTTCGGCAATTATCCTGGACGGAGCCGCTTCGGGCAGGACTGGTAATGTCGCGCGCCTTCTTTTGATTGATGTTCTGAAAGCAGTTCAGCGTGATCCGCAACTGGTGGACATGGTGAAAAGAGCTGTTCACGATCAAACCACATTCGGCAACATGCGACTCTTCGTCCGAAAGAACAGGAAACAACTTGCTGTGTTGACCGACCTTGTTTGACGAATGCGGGCAACGTCCAAATATCCGCCGCACCAGCCATGGCAAAATTTGCCACAACTCAGCTATTAGGAAATTCCGAACTACTTTCTCTCTGGAAGTGGTTGAGGTTCGCACTGCTCACACCGCCATGAATGCTTGGCGCCGGTGAACCGCTTGCCGCATTCGTTGCATATGCACATGTAGTAACCTGGGGCAAAGCCCTTGATGTTGTCGTTGGCGGCACGGAGGTCGGCGCTTTCGTCGGCCAGCCTCCGGAGCTCATGTACCAGTTCGGACTTTTCTTCATGGAAGCGAAACGGATCGCGGTGACTCGGCGCCAACCGTTCAAGACGGTTGGCTATCGCATTGATGCGGGCGAGATATTTCAT